AGGTATGGAATGCCAGTAGTTAGAAAGCCTAGTGAGCCTGTTCTTGGTGTTGATGGTCAAATGATAAAGAATGGTGCTATTGACTACTGGGAGGCTGAGGTTGATTCATTAAAGAACGATGCTGATGCATTGAATGAGTTTTATCGTCAGTTCCCACGCACGGAGTCACATGCATTCAGAGATGAGAGCAAGTCATCTATATTTAATTTGACAAAGATTTATCATCAGATAGACTATAATGATTCAAACATAGAGGCACATCTTGTTACACGTGGTTCATTCCACTGGAAGGATGGGGTAAAGGACAGCAAGGTTGTATGGACTCCAGATCAAAGGGGTAGATTCTTAATCAGCTGGGTACCTCCACTAAATATGCAGAACAATGTAGCTACAAGAAATGGGTTGAAGTATCCTGGCAACGAGCATCTTGGATCATTTGGTTGTGACCCATACGATATATCAGCAGTAGTTGGAGGAAGGGGTTCAAATGGATCACTACATGGGATGACAAAGTACCATATGGATGATGCTCCTGCTAATCAGTTCTTTCTAGAGTACATAGCAAGACCACAGACAGCAGAGATATTCTTTGAAGAAGTATTAATGGCTTGCGTATTTTATGGTATGCCTATGCTTGCAGAAAACAATAAAGCTCGTATATTATATCACTTTAAGAATAGAGGGTATAGAGCATTCTCTATGAACAGGCCAGATAGACCATTAAATAAGCTTACAAAAACTGAGCGTGAGTTAGGTGGTATACCAAATACTTCTGAAGAAGTAAAGCAGTCACATGCTTCAGCGATTGAGTCCTACATTGAGAAGTTTATTGGATTCGATGTGACAGGAACCTATAGATCTCCAGATGAGATAGGTACAATGCCGTTCACAAGAACACTTGAGGACTGGGCAAAATTCGATATTAATGACCGTACCAAGCATGATGCTTCAATTAGTTCTGGGCTTGCTATTATGGCAAATCAAAAACACGTATATTTACCAGAGAAAAAAGAATCGAAAATTAGTGTTAATTTCGCAAGGTACACAAACACAGGTGCTATAAGTCAAATTATTAAATGAAAGACGTAGTAGTTAATATATCTGCAACAGCTTTTCCAAGTCAGTTTGTATCTGATGCAGAGAAGGAAACTATGGAATATGGTCTTCAAGTAGGTCAGGCTATTCAATACGAATGGTTCCGAAAAGATGGCAACCAATGCAGATATTATAATCAGTGGGGAGATTTTCACAGACTACGTCTTTATGCAAGAGGCGAGCAATCAGTTCAGAAATATAAGAATGAACTTGCAATAGATGGTGACCTGTCTTACTTGAACCTTGATTGGACTCCAGTTCCTATCCTTCCAAAGTTTGTTGACATAGTAGTCAATGGTATGTCTGATAGACTTTTCAAAGTTAAGGCATATGCACAGGATGCTATGTCTCAGGCCAAGAGAAGTAAGTATCAGGACATGATAGAAAGCCAAATGTTGGCTAAGGATGTATTGTTAAAGATACAGGATGCAACAGGTGCTAATCCATTTGTAACTAATCCTGATGAACTCCCTGAGACTGACGAGGAGCTATCACTATACATGCAGCTTAATTATAAGCCAGCAATTGAGATAGCAGAGGAGGAGGCGATTAATACCATATTTGATGAGAACCACTACCAAGATACACGAAAGCGTATAGATTATGACTTAGCTGTAATTGGTATAGGTGTTGCAAAGCATGAATTTCTGCCTGGTGCAGGTGTACAGGTTTCTTATGTAGACCCTGCCAACGTGGTTTACAGCTATACTGAAGACCCATATTTTCAGGATTGTTTCTATTGGGGAGAGATTAAGACTCTTCCAATGACTGAGCTTTTAAAGATTGACCCAACTCTTACAAATGAGCAGTTGGATGAGATATCTAAATATTCTCAAAGTTGGTATGACTACTACAACGTAGCTAGATTCTATGAGAACAGTCTATTTTCTAGAGACACCTGTACCTTACTTTACTTTAACTACAAGACCACCAAGAAGATAGTATACAAGAAGAAGATACTTGAGGGTGGTGGGTCTAGAGTTATAGAGAAAAATGATCAGTTTAATCCTCCTGTAGAGATGATGGAGGAAGGTCGTTTTGAGAAGATTGAGAAGACCATTGACGTATGGTATGATGGTGTAATGGTAATGGGCACTAACATTATGTTGAAGTGGGAACTTTCCCAGAACATGGTTAGACCAAAGTCTACATCTCAACATGCGTTGCCAAATTATGTTGCAGTAGCACCTAGAATGTATAAGGGAGTAATTGAGTCATTGGTAAGAAGGATGGTTCCTTTTGCTGATTTGATTCAGCTTACTCACTTAAAGCTACAGCAAGTAATTGCACGTACAGTTCCTGATGGTGTATTCATTGATGCAGATGGATTGAATGAGGTTGACTTGGGAACAGGTGCTGCATACAATCCTGAGGATGCATTGAGGCTATACTTCCAGACAGGTAGTGTTATTGGTCGTAGCTATACTCAAGATGGTGAGTTTAATAATGCTAGAGTTCCTATTCAGCAACTCACATCAAATTCAGGGGCATCTAAGACACAGATGCTCATAGCTAATTATAACCATTACCTAGATATGATTAGGTCAGTTACTGGTCTTAATGAAGCTAGGGATGGTTCTAATCCAGATCCAAATGCTTTGGTAGGGGTTCAGAAGCTTGCTGCTTTAAATTCCAATACAGCCACACGTCATATACTTGAAGGTGGATTATTTGTGTACAGATCACTAGCTGAGGCCCTTACCTACCGTGTTGCAGACATATTGCAGTACGCTGACTTTAAGGATGACTTTGCAAATAAGATTGGTAAGTATAATGTATCCATACTAGATGATATTAAAGATTTGTATATTTATGACTTTGGTATCTTCATTGAGATATCTCCTGATGAGGAGCAGAAGGCTCAACTAGAACAGAACATTCAGATTGCTTTGTCTAAGGGAGATATTAATCTTGAGGATGCAATTGACATCAGAGAGATAAAGAACCTTAAACTTGCAAACCAGCTACTTAAACTTAAGAGAGTTAAGAAGCAGGATCGTGAAGAGAAGATGGCAATGCAGAACCAAGCCATGATGGCTCAACAACAGTTACAATCTCAGCAGATGGCAGCTCAGGCGGCTATGCAACAGATACAGCTAGAGACTCAGGCAAAGATGCAGATGAAACAAGCTGAGGTAGCATTTGAGATAGAGAAGCTTAGAGAAGAAGCTAATCTAAAGAGGATGTTGATGGGTGAGGAGTTTAGATACCAAATGCAATTAGGTGGCATCAAAGAGAATGCTTTAGCTAGTAGGGATATGATGAAGGAGAAGGAGAAGGCAAAAAGAATAAGCCAACAGAATACTGAGCAATCAAAATTGATAAATCAGAGAAAGAATAACTTGCCTCCATTAAATTTTGAATCTAATGAGGATACACTAGATGGATTCGATTTAGCAGAGTTTGAACCGAGGTAATAAAAAATAATTAAATTTGTCAAAATAAAATTAAATAAAATGGAAATTAAAGTAAGAGCCTTAGATGGCATAGAAGAAAAAAGTGTTCAGCAAGTAGAAGAGGAATTGCTTAAGAAGCATGAAGAGGAGCTGAACAATGGAGTAACTGACGAAGTAAAAATTGATACTTCTCACCTTGAACCTCAGGTACCTGAAGTACAAGAAGAAGAGGAATTATCAGAAGAAAAAGTTCTTTCATATATTGGTAAAAGATACAATAAGCAGATCAATTCATTTGATGAGTTGATGGACCAGAGACAGAGCAATGAACAGTTGCCTGAGGATGTTGCTGCTTATTTGCAATTTAAGAAGGATACAGGACGTGGGTTTGATGACTTTATTAAAGTTAATAAAGACTACAGCTCTATGGACCCTGATAAACTTCTTAGAGAATATCTTGCAAGTACACAAGATGGTCTTGATGATGAAGATATTAATGTTCTCATGGAGGAGTACACCTACGATGAGGATATGGATGAAGAGTCAAGAATTAAGAAAGTAAAGATTGCAAGAAAGAAAGCTATTGCAGAAGCTAAGAACTACTTTAATTCTCAGAAAGAGAAATACAAGCTCCCTCTTGAGTCAAGGGATATGGGCTTATCTCAGGAAGAGAAAGAAGAGTTTGAGGCTTATCGTCAATATACAAAGCAGGCGAAGACTATACAGGAAGAGACAGATCGGAAGCGTAAATGGTTCGACCAAAAAACAGATGAAGTCTTTAGTAAAGATTTCAAAGGATTTGAGTTCGACATTAATGATAAGAAGATTTCGTTTAGTCCTTCATCGGCTGATGAATTAAAAAAGATACAGTCAACACCAATGAATTTTATTAATAAGTTCTTGGATGACAGTGGATTAATTAAGGATGCAGCAGGATACCATAGGTCATTAGCCATAGCAATGAATCCTGAAAAGTTTGCCAGGTTCTTTTATGAGCAGGGGCAAGCGGATGCAACTGATGATGTTTTACGCAAGACTAAAAATATAAACATGACTGAGCGTAGGGCACCAGAGGTAGTAACTAAAGGAGGATTTCAGGTGAAGGCGGTTGCACCAGATTCTGGAAAGGGTCTAAAAATCCGCAGTATTAAAAAAATCTAACAACTAAACTAAAGAAAAAAAATGGCAGTATTACCAAGCCCAGGGTATCAGCTCCAGCCAAGTGCAGAGCAAGTCCCTTTATCGACTAACTATATTACCAACTTCAACTTCTTGAACCAGTATCTTCCTGATACTTACGAGAAAGAATTTGAGCGTTATGGTAATCGTACCGTAGCATCTTTCCTTCGTATGGTAGGTGCTGAAATGCCTTCTAACTCTGACATGATTAAGTGGGCAGAGCAAGGTCGTTTGCATACTAAGTATGTAGACTGTATCTCTTCTGGTGTTGCAGGCGATGATGATGCAACTATTACTGTTAACGATGCTAACGTATCTGGAATTGCTGTTCGTCCTGGACAGACTGTATTCATTTCTGACAATGCTACAGGTCTTTCTAACAAGGGTTTAGTTACATCTGTTAACGTAACCAATGGAACGTTTGACGTAGTTTACTACGAAGGTGGTGGACAAACTTTCGGTGACACTGAGATTTTGTCTGTATGGATCTATGGATCTGAATTTAAGAAGGGTACTGTTGGAATGGTTGGTTCTTTGGAAGCAGAAGATGAGATCTTCTCTAACTCTCCAATCATCATCAAAGACAAGTACGCTGTAAGTGGTTCTGACATGGCTCAGATTGGATGGGTAGAAGTAACTACTGAGAATGGTGCAACTGGATACCTTTGGTATTTGAAGTCTGAGCACGAGACTCGTCTTCGTTTCGAAGATTATCTTGAGACTGCAATGATTGAAGCTGTTCCTGCTGAGACTGGATCAGGTGTTGCTAACTCTGCATTGAACCCTAACTTTGGTAACAAAGGTTCTGAGGGTATCTTCTACGTTGTAAACGATAGAGGTAACGTATGGGGTGGTGGTAACCCAACTACTCTTTCTGACTTCGATGCTATTATCTCTCGTCTTGATAAGCAGGGATCTATCGAAGAGAACGTATTGTTTGTGAACAGAGCTTTCAGCTTTGACATTGACGATATGTTAGCAGAGCAGAACAGCTACGGAGCTGGAGGTACTTCTTATGGTCTATTTGACAATGATAAGGACATGGCCTTGAATCTTGGTTTCACTGGATTCGTTACAGAGCTTCTGAGACTGAAGATCGTAGATACAAGACTTGGATCACTGGTTCTGCTGGTGGTGCACAGACTAGCGATCTTGATGCAATGGAGGTTAACTTCCTTTCTGAGCGTTGTGTTTGTACCTTGGGTGCTAACAACTTCGTATTGTTCAGATACGGATCTTAATTCTAAATTATGGAGGGGCCAATTGGCTCCTCCTTTAACCTTTAAAACAAATAAGACAATGGCAAAGAAGAAAATTGACCCACCTTCAAAAAAGGGAACTGCTGCTAAAGACAGTATTTCTTATGCAAATAGAAGAGCACCATTAATGAATGTTGATCTTGGTAAAGGAAGAAAAATGTCTATAGATACTACTAGCATGAAGAATCCTGATCCAAAAACATTTTCATTTGTTATTACTGCTCCTGATGGATCTGTAGTAAGAAAAGGAAAATTGACTGAAGGAGGATTTGGTGCAGCTAATGCTAAAGAGATAATAAAAAAATGGTCTAAAGGGCTAAAGTAATTAGTTCAACATTTAAACAAATAAAGCAATGGCAATCATGTTTGGTCCTGGTAAAGGAAAAAAGAAAGAGGCTTCAAAACCATTAAAAGTTTTATCTAAAGCAGGGCAAATGACTGCTGCGCCTGGATACAAGTTGGGTTTACTTAGAAATGCGGAGCATACTAAGAACCCAACAAAAACGGTTACAATGGGGACTGGTCCTGTAGCACCAAGTTATACTCGACAACAGGGTATTATTGGGCCTGTTCCTGTAGGAAAGGATGTAAAAGCAGCAGCAGCTCCAGCAAAGAAGAAAGGTCCTTCTGCTGTTGGTAAAGCAATAGCTAAAACTAAAACTTCTATTGAAATGGCTTCTAGAAAAAGAATAGCTAATTCTTCATATAGAGGTATGGGCAGAGGCTCTAGAGGTGGTGGAGGTAAAAGCTGCGCTGCTTACAGGTAATAATAGTAATTAATTAAAGGGAGTCGGTTTTGGCTCCCTACATTTTAAATTTAATCAAATGAAAAAGACATCAACAAATTCCGACAAAGTTTATAAGTTAAAAGGAGAGTCTGCTCCTTTATCTTTCACACTACCATCAAGAAATACAAGAAGATATGCTCTTCTTTATTTTGATGAAGAAAAAAATGTTAACAGACCATTGAGGTATGCTATCAATCAAAAGTCTCCATTCGAAGACGAACAAGATGGCAATGCAATTTTAGAACCAATCATTTTTGAGAATGGGTTCTTAAGAGTTCCAAAGAACAATCCAGTACTACAGCAGTTTCTTCACTACCATCCATTAAATGGTAAATCATTTATTGAGGTAGACCATGAGAAGGATGCCAATAAGGAAGTAGAAAGACTTACTTCTGAAGTGGATGCACTAGTAGAAGCACGTAAGCTTTCAATAGATCAACTAGAGACATTATCAAGAGTTATCTTCGGTAAGGACCCTAATAGATTTACTACTGCTGAGTTGAAGCGTGATATGTTGATTTATGCAAAGAGAGATCCAAAAGGATTTATGAATGCTCTTTCTGATCCATCACTTAGACTTCAGTCAGATGTGTACGTATTCTTTGAACAAAAATTACTTTCATTTAGAAATGGACAGAAAGAAGTTTGGTTGAACCTACCTTCCACTAAGCGTAAATTGCTTACTATTCCATTTGGACAAGACCCATACTTTACTGTTGCTGAATTTTTCAAGACAGATGATGGAGTTGAAGTTTTGAAAGTATTAGAAAATAACTTAGATTTGTAATGTTATTTGACTTTGTTCATAGATAGATGATTAAAAATGGGGGTGTAATAACACCCTCTTTTTTTTGTTTATATTTGTAAAAAGACTTACAATGATAAACTCCGTAAGAAATACCGTATTGGCAATTCTCAACAAGAACAATTACGGATACATCTCTCCTTCTGATTTCAACCTGTTTGCCAAGCAGGCGCAGCTAGAGATATTTGAAGAGTATTTCTCACAGTATAATAACCTAGTAAATAAAGAGAATGCTCGTATATCTGGTACAGATTATGCTGATTTAAAGAAGGCTACAGAAGAGGCGATGGAAGTATTTTCTATTACATCTACTCTTACTCAGGTAGCTCCTGGAGCAAATAGATTTTATTTACCATCACTTGCAACAACTGGGTATGACTTTTTTATGATTGTTAAAGTACTCTGTTATAATGCATCAGTATCTCCAAGAGTATTTAAAGGAGAGGCAGAGAAGGTTACACACAGTAGGATTACTATGTTAGCAAATTCTAATCTAACTGCCCCTACCGAAACATACCCTGCTTATACTCAAGATGGAAATATTTTGACTGTGTATCCATCAACTATAAATTTAGCTAATGAGGTGGATGCCAATTACTTTAGGTATCCTCTTGATCCAAAGTGGACTTATGTTACACTAACAAATGGAGAGCCTGTATTTGATCAGTCACAACCTGATTATCAGGACTTTGAAGTACCAATTGAAGATGAGTACAAACTAGTATCAAAGATTTTACAGTATGCAGGTGTGTCTATTCGTGAAATTCAAGTTGCTCAGTTTGCTGCTGCTGAAGAACAAAAACAATCTGAATAATCATGGCATATATCAGTCAGTATCAGTACTATGAAAATGGAGGCAATCAGCCTGCAAATGCTAACTGGGGATCTTACCAGTATGTAAGTCTTCAGGATATTGTGAATAACTTTATCCTTATGTATTCAGGTAACCATTCTTTGGTTAACAATGAGGAGAGGTATAAGATTCTATTCCATGCAAAGAGAGCTATTCAGGAATTGAACTACGATGCATTTAAAGAGATAAAGGTATTAGAACTAACTGTGGATGATACACTTAGATTTATATTGCCATCTGATTACGTTAACTGGGTTAGAGTAAACCTTTATAAGGATGGTTACTTGAGACCACTAACTGAGAACATACAGGTGTTATCTTCTCTTGCATACTTGCAGGACCAGACAGGAAAGATTTTATTTGATCAGAATGGTAATGCATTGTCACCAGAGTTTTCTCAGATTGATTTGCAGAGACTTGAAGGAACAAAGAAGAGTATATATCTAAACCCAGATAGCCGTTACAATGGTGAATATGGATGGGACTTGGGTGATGGGAACTGGTACTTTGAGTATGGATTAGGTGAGCGTTATGGTTTAAATACTGAGACTGCTAACTTCAATCCTACATTTAATATTGACAAGAAGTCTGGTGTAATTAACTTTAACTCAGACATGTACGGTCAGTCAGTTATACTTGAGTACATATCAGATGGTATGGAAAATGGGGATGACTCAAAAGTAAGTGTCAATAAATTATTTGAAAAGTATATTTATGCGTACATTCAATACGAAATACTGAATGCCAAGTTGGGTGTACAGGAATACATTGTTGCTAGAGCTAGAAGAGAGAAGTCTGCTCTGTTAAGAAATGCTAAGATAAGAATCAGTAACATTCACCCAGGCAGGTTGCTCATGAACCTTCGTGGCATGGACAAGTGGTTGAAGTAATATGGCTAATATAACTAGGAATTTCATATCTGGAAGAATGAATAAAGTCGTTGATGAACGACTTATTCCTGACGGAGAGTATGTTGATGCTCTTAACGTCCGTATGGGTTCTACTGAAAATGCTGAGATTGGTGTAATAGAGAACAGTAAAGGTAACTCAAAGATTACTGAGTTAAAGTATATCAATGGGACTGCTCTTAGTTCATCTGCCAAATGCATAGGTACAATTACGGATAGTATGAATGAAACCATCTATTGGTTTGTTCATGACCCAAACTTTGCTGTAGGTGCAACAGGTAAGCTTGATATGATTGTATCATTCAATGTTTACACAAATATCCTTACCTATCATGTTGTAAGTATTAATGACGGAGGTGGTGTAGATACCACATTAAACTTTGATCCTAAGTATCTTATTACTGGTGTAGACATCATAGACAATTTTCTTTTTTTCACTGATGATTATAATCCACCTAGAGTAATAGATAGATTTAAAAGCTATGCTGTTCCTGTTAGTAACATTGATCAGTTTAGTGCTGAGTCTTTGCTTGTTATAAAGAAGCCACCAGTAGAGGCACCAACTGTTCAGTTGTTAAATACTGGACAGCAAGAGAACTTTCTTGAGGATCGTTTTATTTGCTTTGCTTATAGATACCAGTATGAGGGTGGGGAGTACTCCGCAATATCTCAATGGTCAGCTCCAGCATTCCAACCAAATCCTTTTGACTTTAGCATCAATAGCTACCTTAATGAGGGAATGGTTAACCTTTACAATACGGCTGAAATAACATACAATACTGGTGGGCCATTGGTAAAAGGGATTGACTTGTTGTTCAAAGAGACAACTTCAAATGTTATTAAAGTTATTGAGAAGCTAAACAAGGCTGACCTTGGAATAGTTGACAACACATACAGGACTTACACATTTACAAATAGTAAAATATTTACAATACTACCTGAGTCAGAACTACTTAGGCTATATGACAATGTCCCTCTACTTGCAAAAGCACAAACCATTATGGGCAATAGACTCATGTATGGCAACTATGTTGAGGGATATGACATGGTTGATAGTAATGGTAGACCAGTTGATTTAAGTTACTCTGCTGATTTAATTTCTGAAAGCATTGGTGTTGAACAATTACCATATACTCTTGGTCAGGGAACTTATACTTTTGGATTTTCTCAAACTATTAATGACTCAGTTGCATACATTGATTTATTGTCTGTTGAGTTAATTGAAGGGGCTTCTATTACTGTTGAGCTTAGGTTTGATCATGATTCTTTTGATGGAGATACTCCATTCCCTACAGAAACAACTGATAATATTTCAATTACGTTTTCATTTACTTTACCTACAAGTTATAACTCCGTATACGAGCTTGCAACTAGCGTAGAGTTTCAAAATGCAGTAGGTGATATAGGCAATATACAGCCAGTAGCTACCTCATGTAATGGCACAACACTTACTGATCAATCTAACTGTGCTCTTCCAAATAACTTGGATGCACTTATTAAGTACCAAAGTGGTATCAGTACATATGGTCAAGGTATAGGAATAATTACATCTCCTGCTAGTTCATCAATTGGTTTTCAGTTGTTGACAATGAGATATGTGGACAACACAACTACTCCTACATTTAATGTGTACGAGTATTATGGTATATCTTATGTTGAAGCTTTCTATCAGAAGTCAAACACTTCACGAAGCTTGCATAGTAATCGTGGATACGAGATTGGTATTGTGTATATGGATGACTTTAATAGATCAACAACTGCGTTGGTTAGTCCAAACAATACTGTAAATGTTCCTTGTTCAGCATCTGATACAAAGAACTCAATACAAGTAACAATACCTATTACTCAGAGACCACCATACTGGGCTACAAGATATAAGTTTGTAATTAAGCCAGATGAGGAGAACTACGATACGATTTATAGCAGCATATACTTCAACGATCCTCTAACTAACAATTCATACTTTCTTTTAGAAGGAGAGAATGCTAGAAAGGTAGAACAAGGAGATAGACTTATTGTAAAGGCAGATACTAGTGGGCCAACAAATACTTGTACATATGCTACTGTACTTGAGAAGGAAGCAAAGGCTTCTGACTTTATTCAGATACCAAGTGAACTAGATCCTAACGTTGACATCCCTGTTCCTTCAGGTGTTTACATGAAGATTAATCCTAACAACTTTTCAGTTGTTGTGGATGAGCTTGCTTTGATTGCTCCTGGTACTATTGAGGTTGAAGAGAATAACCCTGGAGATTACCCTGTATTACAGTATCCAATGAATAGATATGATTCAGTATCTTCTTCATGGGTAGATTATGATGTCCCTGCTGGTAGCCGTATCAGGATGAAGATTGAGTTTGAAAGGCTTGGAGCTGGTCAAGGTAATGGTGATAACTGTGGAAGACGTATATATACTTTTGAGAAAGAATTCATTGCATCTGAATCATATAACAATATGAAGGATTGGTGGGATGGAGACAATGTAGCTCAAGTATTAGATGATGGTACATCTGAGTTAGGAGCAGGTCAGCCTCCTATTGAAAACGTTTATGATGATTCGCTTGCAACTGGATCTATATCTACCGCTATACCATCTATTGATAATGAAACTAAAAACTATTATAGATTCTATCAATACCCAAGTACTCCTGGGCCAAACAAAGACAAGGTTGTTCTTTTAATATCTGGAACAATTAGATGTAGTGGTGTCACACAAAAGAAGAAAAGAAGATCAACTGTTACTGCAACGTTTGAAGTATTCAGAGCGGATACAACATTGATATTTGAAACTGAACCATCAAATGCATTACCAGATGTATTCTTCGAGAATGAATTATCATTCCCTATAGTTAATGGTTTCCATACTGGTAACGTTCAAAACCAAACAGCAGGTCAACCAGCAATAATAGATACTAACTTCTTTAACTGCTTCTGCTTTGGCAATGGAGCTGAGAGTTATAAGATACGTGATTCAATTGTAGGGAGAACATTTAATTTAGGTACAAGAGTCACCTCAGTATCTGCTCAAGACTACAAGAGAGTTAGAAGGTTTGCCGACATCACTTACAGTGGTGTGTATAACTTTGAGACCAATGTTAATAAGCTAAATGAATTTAACCTTGGCTTAGTTAACTATAAGTACCTAGAGGTTTCTTTTGGACCAATCTACATACTTGATGGTAGGGAGACAGACATCTTAGTACTACAGGAAGACAAGATATCCTATGTGCTTGCTAGTAAGAATCTAATTTCTGATTCAGCAGGAGGGGGTGCGATAGCTTCTGTACCTGAGATACTTGGTACACAGATAGCTAGACTAGAAGAGTTTGGAATTAGCTTTAATCCAGAGAGTTACGTTAAGTGGGGATACGATAGGTTCTTTACTGATGTAAAGCGTGGTGCTGTTCTACAATTGAAAGGAGACCAACTTATAGTCATCTCAGAGATGGGTATGAGGACATGGTTTAGAGATACGTTTATAGACTTATTTAATACTCAAAAGCTAGGTGGATATGATCCTTACCTTAATGAGTATGTTCTATCAATAAATGATGATCCGCTTCCTCAAGAAGCTGATTGCATTAACTGTGGTATACAGCAAACATTTACCATAGCTGCTGGGAACAGTGTTTCTTATTGTGTTGACTTGAATCAGCCAGTAGGCAATGCTACTGTTCTATATAGCGTACCTCCTTCATCTACTGCTAACTTTGAGGTAGAGGTGACATATAATGCAGTCACTGTTTCATCTGGTGTTGTATCAACATCTGGATCACTTGTATTTAACAAGAGCTCAAATTCTGTTAATGTTGCTACAGTTACAATAACAGCTACTAACAATGTAGTTATCACTGTGAATCCTAAGTGTCCTACAACATCTAACCTTACTGTTGTAAGAGTTACGTTGACTAGTGTAGTGGATGCTGGTAAGTTTATTCACAATGAATACAGATACACTGATGGACCATTTATTTCACCAGTACAATCTACTTTAGTTACGTTCGCTACAGGAGCATCTAGCCCAATAGTATCTCAGTTTACATCAGTTACTGGTGCTGAAGGAACTTCTGGTATACCTACATCTGGATCATCTGTTCAAATGAGATACAACAAAATTGGATTTGATAATTTTAATTTTGATATATCATCAGATAAATTCAGATATTTACGTAGTAATACGGTGTATGGAAATAACCCAGTTGATATAGCAGCACTTGTTGCGGCTTCAACTAACGTTACTCCTGTGACTGGTTCAGGATCATTCTACTCTGGAGCGTTTACTGTTCCAAGTGGTGGTCAATACCTTTACTTAATTTGGGATTATAGAAACTCACTTCCACTTCAGCTTTGCTATTCAAACATAAATGAATTCGATGCTTGCTGTGAATGTTAATTAACTATGGCTACACAAGCTACATATTATCTAGATGCACCATCACTTGGCTCTGCTACTGTGGTGTATTCTAATTCAACGCTTACTACCGTTGCCCCAAATGGATACTATTCAGATGGAGTAATAGTAAGAGAGCAGGTGTCTGGGGTATTATTACCTCAAGTTATTTGCCCATCATGCTCAGTTAGTTGCAATGCTACTATATCTGAAAGTGGTGCTCAGGGTATATACTATTTGAGTGTAAACTTAGGAAATACCACTGGAGCTGTTGTTATTGAATTTAATCCACAAAGTGTACCAGATGGTATAGTGGCTGTGTTTAATAGCGTAACATATAATGGTGTATCATCACCATCATTTGGATGGCTACAAGGTACAGCTGGGTTGCCTACATACATAGGGAACTCTGCTAATGATTG